TGTGACCCAGTGCAAGTGGTGCCCGCATCTGCCCGCGCTGCCGACGCAACTGCACTGCATTGCGACGCGCGCTGAGGCCAACATCCGCGCGTCGATGCCGACGTGGCTGCACGGCTCGCAGCTGGAGCAGCACGTGGTGCGCTGGGCTGTGTACGCGCTGCACGAGGTCGCCGACGCGCGCCCTCGGCAGGCCAATTCAGACGCCCCGCAGGCGCCTTGATCGTTGGGAGAAGTCTAGTTGTCCGAGGAAGCTGAAAAGTCCGACAGTCGCCCGTACAAGCTCACCCCTGAGCTCACCGTGCGCGTGTGTCGCGCGCTGCGCTCGGGGCTGTGCGACATCGAGCAGGCGTGCGCGCTGGAGGGCATCTCGCGCGCCACGTTCTACCAGTGGCGCAAGCTCGGCCGCTCCGGCAAGGAGCCCTACGCCACGTTCCTCGCGTCCACCGAGGAGGCAATGCTGCGCATCGATCTGGCGCTGCACAACACGGTGCTTAGCGAGGCGCTCGGCAACAAGGAAGAGAAGCGCCGACCGAACTGGAAGGCGGCGTTTCAGCTGATCAAGTGGCGTGCGCTGCGCGGTAAGCAGCACGTCGAGCTCACCGGCGCAGACGGCGCACCGCTCAGTGCAGACATCACGCACGCGCTGACTGCAGAGAGTGCCGACATCATCCGGCGCAAGATTCTGTTCGGCGATAGGCGTCAACCCAAGCCGGAGCGCAGCGATGAAGGAGACGACGACGATGGCGACGACGAGTGACAACGACAAACTCACACCGATGGGGCTCGACTGCCCGCGCGGTCACTCGCACATGGTGTACGTGCGCGAGGTCGACGCAGCGAAGTTCACGGACCTACCGCTCGCGCGCTGCCCCAACGCAGAGGGCGATGAAGACGACGGCTGGGGCGACACCGATGACCCGGAGACGCACTGAATGGCATGGAGCTTCAAAGCTGCTGTGTTCGTGCACTACTGGTGTCGCCACTGGTGCACGAAGGTCACCGCCAGCTGGGGCCAGCGCTGGAGCGGTGGCAACGGTCAGGACGTACCAGCGTTCCGGCGGGCCATGCAACTCTGCGACGAGCTCGCCGCGCAGCGCACGCCCAGCCCGGTTCTGACAGAGGCAGAGCACGTCGCGGAGCTGAGCAACCTCCATGTTCTGTTCATTCCGCGTGCACGCGCGCCGAAAGGCACGTGGGCATGAGGGATCGCCGCGGCGCGCGCATGATCGACTACGCCATCGCCGGGACGTTGGTGCTCTTTGCGCTGTCGCCCTTGCTGAAGGACTGTCTGTCATGAGCGCCGCGGCCGACATGGTCGACACCAGCGGCAGCGTGCTGCTCGGCTACCAGCAGCGGTGGCTGGCGGACAGCGCGCGCGTGAAAGTCATGGCCAAGTCACGCCGCATCGGCATCACGTGGTCGACCGGCAGTGACTGCGTGCTCGAGGCTGGCAGTCGCGACGGCCAAGACATCTGGTACGTCAGCTACAACGAGGACAGCGCCAAAGAGTTCATCCGCGACTGCGCCAAGTGGTGTCGGTGGCTCGGCATCGCAGCGCACGACCTTGGCCTGGTGCTGCTCGAGGACGACGAGGACGGCGATCTCAAGGGGGTGCGCGCGTTTCAGATCACGTTCCCGCATACTGGCTTTCGCATCACCGCGCTGACCAGCACCCCGCGCAACATCCGCGGCAAGCAGGGCCGCGTGATCATCGACGAGGCTGCGTTCCACGACGACCTCAAGAGCGTGCTCAAGGCGGCGCTCGCCCTGCTGATGTGGGGCGGCGAGGTCTGGGTCATGTCGTCGCACAACGGCGTGGAGAACGAGTTCAACGTGCTGTGCGAGGCCATCGCGGACGGCAAGCGCCCCTACTCGCTGCACACGGTGACGATCGAGGATGCGATGGCGGACGGGCTCTACGAGCGCATCGCCACCGTGCTCGGGTTGCCGATGACGCCGGATGCGAAAGCGCAGTGGCTCAAGGACCTCGAGGCCGAGTACGGGGACGGTGTGCGCGAGGAGCTGTACTGCGAGCCGAGTCGCGGCGGGCAGAGCTACATCGGCCGGCCGCTGGTCGAGGCTGTCATGTTCGACGCGCCCGTCATCCGGCTGACGCGCGACGACGCTTGGATTCTGATCGACCAGGAGGTGCGCACTGCGGAGATCGCAGAGTGGTGCGACGCCGTGCTGGCGCCGCTGCTGTCAGCGCTGCCGGAGGCGCTGCCGCATGCGTTCGGCTGGGACTTCGGGCGGTACAGCGATCGCAGCGTGCTGGCGCCGCTCACGCTCGAGCAGAACCTGGTGCGCCGGGCGCGCTTTCTGCTCGAGATGGAGAACATCCCGCACAACGACCAGTGGCAGGTGATGCTCTACATCGGCGAGCGCCTGCCCAACCTGTTCGCTGCGTGGCTCGACGCAGGCGGCAACGGTGCGTGGATCTCCGAGCAAGCGTTCACGCACTGGGGCGATGGGATCGTCAACCAGGTGGATCTGTCCGTGAAGTTCTACGCCGAGCACATGCCGGCTTTCCGCGAGGCGCACGAGCGCGGCACGATCGCCTACCCGCGCGACCTCGACGTGCGCAACGACATCACGCTGATTCGCCGCGTCGATGGCGTGCCGCGCATCCCGCCCGACAAGACAGTCAGCAAGTCCGGGGGCAAGAAGCGCCACGGCGACGCGGCGCTAGCGCTGTGGCTCGGCTACCTCGCAGCGAGCCAAGCAGACGCTGCCAACCGGCGGTGGGAGGCGCTGAGCATGCCGCTGCAGCGTGGGGGCTCGCCATGGGCCTACTGAGGCGCGACACGCCGCTAGGCGGCTTTCACCCGGTCTATCTCGATGCGAAGGGAAAAATCATGTCCAGCTACGAACACAGGATCATCGTCGGCGCACTCAAGTTGGCTGACGCCAACGAGCGCGGCGACGAGCACGCCATGCAGCACTGCGTGATCGACATCATCGAGCAAGCGCGTGCGCTCAAGGTTGAGCGGCGCGCGCAGGAGCCTGTGCCGCCCGCCGTCGAGCTGGACCCGCCCCTTCCCATCGTCGCGCGCGAGGAGCCCGAGCATGAGTGACGCAGACGCAGTCGACACGACGGACGGGCTAGGTAGCGCACTGCGCAGCCTGATACGCCAGCTGCCTGTGCGTGCAGCGCGGCGCTTTGACGGCTGGGTCAACGTGGTGACGGGCCTCGGGCACGCGCTGGTCGATCGCACCAAGCAGACGCGCCCGCAGACGTTCGTGGGGCTCGACGCCAGCGAGCTTGACGACATGTTCAACGGCGACGCGATCGTGCGCAAGGCGATCATGCAGCTGCCCAAGGACGCACTGCGCCATGGCTTCCGCGTGCACATCCCGAAAGAGGCAGGCGGGCATGCTGTCGCCACCAAGATCCAAGACGCGGCCGACGACCTGCAGATCGTGCCGCGCATCAAGAAGTGCTGCTACTGGGAGCGCTTGTGGGGCGGCTGCGTGCTGTTTGTGGCAGTCGACGACGGCCAGTATGCATTTGACTCGCAGGAGCAGCCGATGCGGCTGGAGTCGCTGCGCAAGATCTTGTGGCTGTCGGCCATCGACCGCACGCGCATTGCGCCGAGCTACGACCCATCGGACGTCGACCAGGACGAGACCAGCCCGACGTACGGCGAGCCGCTGATCTACAACATCGACGTCCAGATGGGCGGCGTGCAGATACGCGTGCACCGCTCGCGGCTGATCATCTTCCCCGGCATGGAGACGACGGACCAACAGCGCCGCGCCAACGGTGGCTGGGGCGTCTCGCTGCTGGACTACACGTTCGACCCGCTGCAGCGCAACGCCACAGCGTGGGGCTCAGCTGCCAACGCGGTCGGCAATGCGCAGTACGTCGTGTACAAGCTCAAGGGGCTGGCGACGATGTTTAGCGGGCAAGGCGGCGAGGCGAAGGCCAAGCAGCGCGCAGCGACGATGGAGACCGCCAAGTCGATGATCAACGCGGTGCTCATCGACGCCGACGACGAGTACATGCGGGAGAATCCCAACTTCGGGAACCTGCCCGACATGCTGACGCTGTTCCAGTACGACACAGCCAGCGCGTTCGACATGCCGGCCACCAAGCTCTGGGGCCGCTCGCCTGCTGGCATGAATGCAACGGGCGAGTACGACGACAACAACTGGGTCACCGAGTGCGAGTCGTTCCAAGAGCACTACTTGCGTCCGCGCCTGGACGAGCTGGTCACGCTGCTGATGCTCAGCAAGGAAGGCCCCACCGGGGGCGTGCTGCCGGATGGCTGGCGCGTGTACTTCCCGCCGCTCAAGCAGCTCGGGGATACCGAGAAGGCGGACGTTCGCCTCAAGACGTCGCAGGCAGACGCGAGCGACATCGACCACGGGATCTTGCTGCCGCAGGAGGTCGCGCTGTCGCGGTACCGCCCTGAGGGCTACTCGACTGAGACGCAGATCGACCTGGGGACGCGCGAGCGGCTGCTCAAGCTCGAGATCGACGCACGCGAGGATGAGATCAAGGAAGGTCGCGCGCCGGGCATGACGCCTCCGGAGCCTGAGCCTGAGCCGGTCGTGCCGGAAAGGCAGGCTGCGGAATGATCGAGCTCGAGACAAAACCGTTGTTCTTGGCAGCTGCACGCGTGCTCGAGGAGATGCCGGCGTCAGCCGTCGTCAGCTGGGAGCAGGGCAAGCGCATCGCAACTGCCGCAGTGGGCGAGTACCTGGCTGCGGCGACTGTGGTGAGCGGGCCTGAGCCGAAGCTCGAGCTTGACCGCGAAGGCATCTCGCGCGCCATGCGCGCGATGGGGATAGCACCAGGCCAAGAGAGCGAGCAGCGCATCGAGACAGCGTGTGGCGACATCCTGATCGAGCGCGACGCTGCTCGAAAGCGCATCGCTGCGCTGGAACTCGAATGTCAGCAGAGCTGGTGCAGCGCATGGGACTTGTGCGAGCAGAAGCTGCGCGAGCTTGGCGTCAGCGTCGTGCGCATCGACTGCGACAAGCATGGTGTCCGCCTGGAAGGTCGCGATGGCCCCTGGGACATCATGGAGAACGCGCCATCGCTGCGTGAGGCTGTTGAGCAGCTGAGAGCGAAGCCATGACGCGCGTCGAGCTCGACAAGCTCAGGCAACTCGCTGAGGCAGCGCAACGCGAGCTCTTGCCCGGCTGGGAGGTGCGCGGGACGGGGCACGAACGTGCCTGCATTCGCGACGATAACGACAACGTGCTGCTGGAGACGTACGGCAACAAGGACCGCTTTCTCCTGGCCGAGTACATCGCCGCGCTAGAGCCAGCCGTGGTGCTGGAACTGCTCGAGGTGGTGATGAAGCCATGATCAAGCTGCCCACCATCGCCACGCAGCTGCAGCGCCCCCGCCGGCGGCCGAAGCCCCGCGCGCTGCTACGCCCGCTGCGCTACCCGCACGGTCCTGAGCAGATGTACGAGCGCGAGCTGCACGCGTACAGCGAGCTGGCAGCGCGTGGCGTGCGCACGCTGGTGTTGCCAGCGCTGCCCAAGCTCGAGCGTTCGGCGGGCCGCGCCCTACCCCGTGCGGATGCGATCACCAGCGACCTCAAGGGGCTGATCGCCGAGCTACGCGATCGCTTTGGCGTCAGCCACAAGGAGGCCCGCGCCAGCGCGCTGTCGATGCTGGACGCGACGTCGCAGGTGCACGCCGACGAGTTTGTGCGCGCCTACGACAGCGTGCTCAGCATCAACCCGATGGCCGGCAACGAGGCGTGGCTGCCCGAGGCCATGCGCCTGGGCACGGAGCAGAACGTCGGGCTGATCAAGTCCATCCCCAGCCGCATGTTCGACGACGTCGAGCGCATCGTCAGCACCAGCGTCACGATTGGCCGCAGGCACGAGGACGTAGCGCGCGAGCTGCAGGAGCGCTTTGGCGTCACAGACCGCCGCGCGACGCTGATCGCCCGCGACCAGACCGCCAAGTGGACCGGCACGCTCAACCGGCACCGGCAGCTGGATGCGGGCGTCGAGCAATTCGACTGGATGACCGTGGGCGACGAGCGCGTGCGTCCCGATCACCACCAGCGCGACGGCAAGCGCTACGCGTGGGCGACTGCAGAGAAGATCCCCGGCGTCAGCGACGTGCAATGTCGCTGTCAGCCGATCCCTGTGATCCCGGACTGGGAGGACGAGTGATGGCTGGCCCAGGACAGATCGCATGCATGGCGAGCGAATGCGGCGTGATCGTCGAGGCGCGCGGGACTGAGCACGTGGTGTCTATCTGCTTGTCTGCAGAAGCCGTCTCGACGCTGGTCATGCACCTCGCTGCCTGCGCGAACCAGCACGCGCTGCTCGCAGCAAAGCCGAGACGTCGCAGTCGTAAGTGACCCAAGCACCCCCGGAAGGAGTCGACGTATGCAGGACGAGGGATGGGACAAACTGCTGAGCGCGCAAGAGGTCGCGAGCATGCTGCGCGTGCACGTCGAGACGTTCCACCGCTGGTGCCGCGCAGGTCAAGGGCCTGTAGCGACTGTGCTAGGCGGCGGCACACCGCGCTACGCAGCCAGCGACGTGCGCACTTGGCTGGCGAGCAGCAAGGTCAGCAGCAGCGCGGAGCGCGTCGCGTGATGCTAGTGCATGGATGACCAGCCCCTCGCGCGCATCGAGCAGCTCGCGCGTCCCAATCGGCTGCAGTGCTGCGGCGACTGCCAGAAGCTCGGCCGGCGCAACCCGGCGACGCATCGCGTCTGGGCTTTCATGCGCTGCTGGACCGCAGGCCAGGCCGACTACAGCGATCGCTGGCACCACCACGCGTTTGCTTGCCACTGGCACGCGCTGGTCGCGGCGCGCCGACTCAACCGGGCCACCATGCCCCGATGACCAGCAGCACGATCAGCACGATCGCGCCGATCCCGATGGCCTTGGCGCTGGCGTGTCCGAAACCCCAGAGTGCGACGAGCACCAGCATGGCGATGGCCGCGGCCCATCCGACACGCTGGGGCTGCGAAATGGCTGCGTCGAGGATGGCTGCGCTCATGCGTCTAGCGGTTGCATCCGTCAGGCCAAGAGCGTCACGGCAACACGCGACATCGGGCAACATCAGGCAACACGACTGCTGCCGCGCGCGTAACCGCCCCAAAAACTGATGCATCCTCGGCTGCGGATGCCAACAGAGCGCCGATACGACGCAGCTGCCATCGCGCAAGGCGTGCGCACCGACAAGCGGGGGTTTGTCGACGTGCCAGCCTTCGTCACGCGTACGGGCGTGCTGTCGTATCGGCGCGCTGACGGCACGCTGGTGCGCGAGCTGCGGCACCCGGACGAGGTGTTCCGCGCGGACTCGCTCGCGACGCTCCGCGGGGCGCCCGTCACTGTCGAGCACCCGGGGGGCGGCCTCGAGTGGGTGACGCCCGAGAACGCAGACAAGCACGAGGTCGGCGTCGTGGCCGAGGGGACGCCCGCGCAGAACAAGTACGTCGACGCGCTGATGAGCGTGCGGCGCGCGGACACCATCGGGCGCATCAACCGCAAAGAGCTGGTCGAGTGCTCGGCCGCGTACGACTGCGACGTGGTCGCGGAGAGCGGCACTTTCGAGGGTCAGGCGTACGACCAGCGCCAGACCAACATCACGTACAACCATGTCGCGCTGCTGCCCGCAGGCAAAGGCCGCGCTGGTCGCGACGTGCGCATGCGGGCAGACAGCGCTGATGCGGTGCTGGTCGACGAGGAACCGGTGCCGCCAGTGCGCGTGCCCGCGAAGGAGGAGACGATGGGAACACGCAAACTGCGCGTGGACGGCGTCGAGTACGAGCTGCCGGAGACGGCAGCTAGCGTGTTCGAAAAAGTCGTCACCGAGCGCGACAGCCACAAGAAGCGCGCAGACTCAGCCGAGGCTGAGCGCGACGTGATCAAGGGCGACTTGGCCAAGGCCAACGACCCCAAGCGCATCGGCGAGCTGGTCGGCGTGCGCGTCACGCTTGAGCGCCAGGCTGCCAAGGTGCTGGGCGCTGAGCAGCGCTTCGACGGCAAGAGCGACCGCGAGGTGCGCGAGGAGGTGCTGAGGAAGATCAGCCCCGACTTCAAGTGCGAGTCGCGCACCGACGACGCCGTTTCTGCTGCGTTCGACTACGCGGTCAGCAACAGCAAGGGCACCAACCACGGCTTGAAGGTCGTGCGCGGCGCCATCGACGCGACCGAGCAGCAGCCGCTCGACGACAAGGACAAGTTCAAGCGCGCGGACGGCACTGAGGGCGACCTCGACGCGCAGCTGGACGACCTCGAAAAGCGTCGCGTGAACGCTTGGAAGGGCGGCAAGTAAGCCATGCCGCAGACCTCCATCGCGATCGATCCCGATATCGCATTCGAGGGCATGGACGCCTATCCCATGCTCCCGCGCGTCGTCCTGACGCACTACGTCTCGCAGGTGGGCGGCATCCCCTTCGGCCGCGCGCTGGTGCGTGCCGGCGAAAACACGGTGAAGCTGCCGACCACCGCGGCCGAGCTCACCAACTCGTTCAAGGGCATCAGCTGGCGCCAGGAGTACTCCCAGGCGAACGCCGAGGGGTACAGCAACCTGGCGTCGCTGCCGGTGCTGCGCAGAGGCTTCATCTGGGTGCTCACTGAGGGCCCGGTCACCGAGGAAGCGCCGGCGTATGCGCGCTTTGCTGCCAGCGGCGGCAACACGATCCTCGGCTTGTTCCGCGCGGACGCCGACAGCGCGAGCGCCGGGCTGGTGCCGGGCGCGAAGTTCTTGGCCAGCCTGGCAGCAGCCGGGCTCACGATCGTCGAGGTGAAGTGACATGCCCGGCAGATACAGCGTTCGGCACTTCAACCGACACAACCCGGCCCTCGCCGAGATGGCGATCATCTGCGGCTCGGACGACGACTACGTCGACCCGACCACGCGCCGCGCAGACGCGAACGAGACCGGCCTGGTCGCATTCGCGCTGACCGCAGTCGCGCTCGAGGCGATCGCGTACGACTATCCGGAGCTCGTGTTCCGGCGTCTGGCGCCGCTGCAGGACGGTCTGTCGCCCGGCACCGAGGACTATCGCTGGGACGAGCTCGACTACCGGGGCATGGCCAAGGTGATCGAGAACTACGCTGACGATCTGCCCAACGTCGCTGCGTACATCAAGACCAACACCGGGCGCATCAAGTCGATCGGCGACGCGTTCGAGTACACCAAGCAGGACATCCGCCGCGCGATGGAAGCGCGCCGGCTGGGGCGTCAGGCGCAGGTGCTCGACGTCTCGCGCGTAGCCATGGCCCGCGAAGTGATGGAGCGGACCAAGGACAAGATCGCCGCGGTGGGCGACACGCTCAACCAGCTGCCGGGCATCCTCAAGAATGCCAACGTCACGCTGCTGACCGGCTCGACGCCCGCGTCGGGCTCGAACAAGAAGTGGACCGGCGTGGACAAGACGGGCGCGGAAGCGCTCGCGGACCTGCGCCGCATGCAGAAGACCGTGCGCGTGCAGAGCAAGGGCGTGCACACCGCGACGACCTTCGTGATGCCGATCGAGGAGCACGAGGCGCTGTCGTACATGCCGCTGATCGTCGGCTCCAACGAGCAGACGACGGTGCTCGAGCAGTTCATCAAGTCGCAGGCTGCGATGAAGCAGCCCGTCGAGGTCATCCCCTGGCAGCGCTGCGCGACCGCAGACGCTGCTGGCACGGGCCCGCGCGTCATGGCGTACGAGCGCAGCGCGCGCACCGTGCGTCTGGTCGAGCCGCTCGACTTCGAGGCCGACTCGCCGCAGCGCGTGTCGCTCACGTTCAAGGTCCCGTGCGAGTCGCGCTTCGGGAGCATCTACTGGCGTCGCCCGTTGGGCGGCGTGTACATGGATTTCGTCTGATCGGAGGCTGTGCATGCCCTACTGGAAGAACGAAAAGCCTTCGCTCGTCGGCCTCAACGTGCGAGGCGATCAGCAAGAGCGTCTGATCGGCCCCGGCGAGGTGTTCGAGGCAGACGAAAAGGACATCCCCAAGGGGCTGCTCGATGCCGGCTGGATCAAGCCGTCCAAGACGGCGCCGCCTGCGCGCGCACCAGGTGCAGCAATCGCGCAGCCTGGCCTTGGCTCAAGCGCCGATCAGCCCCGGCTAGTCGGCGTCGACCCGTCGCCCACCGACGCAGACGCTGCTGCGTCAAAGGTGTACGAGCCAGGGACGTCGCCTGCCGAGCGCGCGGCCAAGACCGCCGAGCTCGAGCGCACGCAGGCTGAGGGCGCAGGCACGGCCGACAAGCCTGCTGATGCGCCCAAGCCGAGCGACACGCCGCAAGGTAGCGCCGACGACAAGCATGAGGAGGCCAAGTCCGGCTTCTTCAGCGGCAAGAAGAAGTAAGGCCCGGACCGACCAGGTGGATCAGTGCCCGTCACGCCCGCGCAGTTCCGCACCGCTTACCCGGCGTTTCAAAACGTCGGGGATGGCGTCGTGCAGCCGGCGCTGGACGAGGCGTATCAGCGCACTGGCGACAGCTGGGGCGAGCTGCGCGATGCGGGCGCGCAGAAGCTCGCTGCGCACCTGATCGCGACGGACCCACGCGCGGAGCCCTCGGCGAAGTCGGTCAAGACGTCGCTGGGGCGAACCGTCTACCTGGCCGAGTGGGAGCGCATGCTGGACGGCGTGCGCGTCTTCGGCACTTCCGTCAGCGCGTCTGATGCGGTCGGGCCGCAGGTGGGGGACTGATGGCCACCCGCCGCGTGCGCGTGCGCGATACCGATCACGGCTTCAAGGCCTTCATGAAGTCGCTGCGCGCGTTCGAGCGCGAAAAGCCGCGCATGGTCACCGGCATCATGGGCGCGACAGCGCCGCACGCGAAGAAGCCCAAGCGCGCTGCTGCAGGCGACATCGTGCGTCCGATCAAGGAAGCCCGCCCTCCCCTGAGCGTCGTGGAGATTGCTCGCATCCATGAGTTCGGGCTTGGCAACGCGCCCGAGCGCTCGTTTCTGCGCAGCTCCTTCGACGACAACGCGCGCGGGTACCAGCGCTACATGGTCAACGGCATCCGTCGCGAGCTGCTTGATGCGCTGGCCAAGAACCAAGTACTGCTGCCGGCCGGCAGCGTCACGCTCAAGCGCATCGCGCTCAAGCGCGAGGGCGACGTCAAGCGCAAGATCCGCAGCCACATCCCGCCCCCGAACACAGCGGCCACCATTCGCCGCAAGGGCTCGAGTACTCCGCTGGTCGACACGGGCGAGATGGTCGGCAAAATCGGCAGCCAGCTGCGCCGCGGCGGGGCTGCGCGATGACGCAGAAGCTCGGCATCGACTGGGACGCAGCGAAACTCGCCCTGCAGGCGTTCATCGCCGGCTGCAAGGTCGTGCCCGGCGCGGCAGCCATCGATGACCGCCCGGCTGACCCCCTCGCGAACGTCGTCTGGGAGCGCGAGGCCCAGGCGATGAGCTTCGGCGACCTGGTCGAGCTGCGTATCTCCAGCGAAGGCTCGGTCGGCATGGACGATGTCGAGGACGTCGAGATTGACGACGACGTCTTTACGCCGCGCGTGACCGGGCACAGCGAGTTCACGCTGTCGATTCGCTTCAACAGCCGCTCGCAGGTCACAGCGGCCCGCAACGCGCTGTCTGTGGTGCGCGCGAGCTTTCACGATCCGGTACGTACGCAGGTGCTCGACGACGCCGGCATCGGCTTTCTGACAGCTGCGCCGCTCGTGACGTTTGACGAGATCAACGACGACCGCTTCGAGTCGCTCGCCGTGCTCGACGTGCGACTGAGCATCACCAGCGAGCTTTTTGACGACGACCCGGGGACTGCTGGCCGGGTCGGCTATCTGCAGCAAGTCGGTTTGTCGGTCAACGACGGCCCCGAGGAGACGATTCCATGAGCCTTGCAGACATTCTCGACGTCACGACTACGATCAGCGTCGCGTCGATCGCGCAGGCGGGCTTTGACGTGCCGCTGATCTTCGCGCACCACAACCACTTCTCAGACCTCGTGCGCGAGTACGACTTCGACACGTTCCAGACCGAGATGGTCGCGGACGGCTTCGCAGTCACCGAGGCCGCGTACCAGGCTGCGCTGTCGCTGAGCAAGCAAGAGCCGGTGGGCAGCAAGTTCAAGATCGGAAAGCGCCTGTCTGTCGACGTGCAGGAGGTGCGGCTCATCCCGAACGTGGCGAGCGACGCGACGTACAGCCTGCAGGTCGACAAGCCCAACGGGCAGACAGTGCTGGCGACCTTCACCAGCGACGGCAGCGCCACGCTGGCGGAGATCTGCACCGGCCTGGCCAGTGCGATCAACACCGCGACGGGCGACACCACAGCAAGCGGCGCAAGCGGCACGTATGTCGAGAACACCAGCGCTGACGATCAGCAGTGGGGCTTTCACGACCTGAGCGCCAACCTGTTCCTGATCGACGTGTCCGAGCTTGGCGACGGCATCGGCTCCGACCTGACGGCGATCGCGGAGTACGACAGCGACTGGTACGGCCTGGTGCTGCCCAGCTCAGCGCCTGACGTGATCGACGCGTGCGCTAGCTGGATCGAGAGCGACAAGTCGCGCGTGTTCATCGCGCAGACGCACGACATGAAGGTATTCGACCCGGACACGTACCCGTCCAACATCTTCAAGACGGTCAAGGACAATGGCTACGCGCGCACGCATGTCACCTACAGCTCGCGCGCACAGGTGTTCTACGGCGGCGCGTGGCTGGCGCAGATCCTCACCTACCAGCCCGGCCAAGCAGACTTCATGTTCAAGACGGTCAAGGGCGCAGTCGCTGAGAAGCTCAGCGCGACCAACGCGGGGCGCATCGACGCGCAGAATGGCTCGTTCTACCAGGGCATCTATCGCGGCAAGGCGATCACCGGCTCTGCAGAGGGCGCAGGCACTGGCGTCTTCCTAGACCTCGTGATGCTCGCAGACTGGTCCAAGGCGCGCGCCATCGAGGCTGTGCTGATCATGCTGACGAGCTCGCCCAAGGTCGCGCACACGGACGAGGGCGCCGGCAATTGCATCTGGGGCGCGTACAAGAGCGTGATCGACCAGGGCG